ATCAACTTCAATAATTATATACTAAACAAACTTAAAAGTACACACTTATTTTCAAGTTTATTTAAGTTGTTTTGAATAAACGTCATTCACATCAACTTCAATAATTATATACTAAACAAACTTAAAAGTACACACTTATTTTCACTTGACAATGATAGTGATTATCACTTGTCTAACGCAAATCAACTCAAAAGTACACGTTTATTTTCACTTGACAATGATAGTCATTATCACTTGTCTAACGCAAATCAACTCAAAAGTACACGTTTATTTTCACTTGACAATGATAGTCATTATCAACTTATTATTTCACTATATTATAATATGCTTATGTAATAGTAATAATCATTATCAACTTATTATTTCACTATATTATAATATGCTTATGTAATAGTAATAATCATTATCAACTTATTATTTCACTATATTATAATGTGCTTATGTAATAGTAATAATCATTATCACTTGATAGTAATAATCATTATCAGCAAACCCCGCATAGGCACCAGCCTCAGCTAGCCCAATCTCATATATAAGAGCTTGTGTAACGCCTACCATTTTCTACTACTATATTAAATTTAATATACATAAGAGCTTGTGTAACGCCTACCATTTTCTACTACTATACTAAATTTAATATACATAAGAGCTTGTGTAACGCCTACTATTTTCTACTACTATATTAAATTTAATATACCTAAGCACTTGTGTAGCGCCCATTTTCTACTACTATATTAAATTTAATATGCCACACTTAACTGTGTATACATACTTGCTAAGCGCTTAAAATTAAACACATTTTCAAGTATGTATACACACTAAACAAGTTCTTTAGAAGGCCATACCATCTACAACATCATAGCCATCATCAGCCTCTTCTGGTAGTTCCATACGGCCTTCACTCTCATTAGTTAAGCCGCTAAGCGCTACATAACGCATAGCATCAGCACCGTGGCTCCAGTTATCGTGTACTGGTTTAGCTTTCCATGTATTATTCTTCTCATCCCACTCTTTTGAGTAGTTCTGCATGCAACCGTGCAAATAAGAACACTTCTCGTCCATGTGCATACCAGGTATCATAGCACGTACACGCTCAATACCGTCAATAATAGGCAACCTAGGTAGCACTCTTATATTAGTTACACCTAGTTCTCGCAGTCTAGCCAGTCGACTCTTGCCCGTACCTAGTTCTGTCACACGAATGTCATGAGGACATACTACAGTACCTATGCTATAAGGTGAGTCTTGCATATGCTTGACATAGAACTCTAAGCCTTCACCTGAGTTGACATACTCATCCACGATACGCCACTCATCACGCCATACTTGAAAGTAAACTAATACAAACATGTCGTTGACACCTAAGTCCATGGCAACGTGCACTGGTAAGTTCTCGTCATACAAATTTGCGCTGTGACGGCCATTGTGTAACACGTGATTGCGATATGCTGTACCGTAGTAAGAACCATCATTTATTTTCGTGAACGCTTCTTCAGGCGTAGCTGGGTACTCTTGATATATAGCGTCTCCTAGCTCACGGTATTGAGCAATCCAGAAGTTACGTTGTTCTTGTGTTATCGTTACACCTGTTTTAGCAGCTAAGTCCTTGAAGTACTGCTCTTGTGTTAAGCTAGGTGTTTCTGACGCGTCTGAGACACAATCAGGGTCGTCTAGCCATGATAAGAATACTGGTTTGAAGTCTTTGCCGGCAAACGTAGGTAGACCTAAGCGTTGTACCTTTTGCTCTGCTACTATAGCGCCATCCCACATATACTTAAAGTCATTATCACCTTCAGCAGTCGACTCGATAACTACTGTGTTGCCTGGTCGAATCGCTTGTAGCGTACCTGTTTTAGTCTCTTTAGCTCTCTCAGGTGTAGCCTTAGCAATCTTGCCATATTCTGAAATATGTAAGCGTTGCAAAGTAGCAGACCTAAAAGATGTCCTGATGAACAAGGTAGCACCATTAGTAAAGCCTACCTCACTAGTATTGTCGGTTTCAAGAATCAGCTGAAGGAACTCTTTGATAGCAGGGTCAAAGGTATCCCACGCTAGCTTAGTCCTTTTTAGCAGCGTGCTAGCTTCGGACTTACCTTGCGCCATAAGACCAACATTTAAGTCAGGCAGAATTAAAGAATCATCAAGGAAACTAATAAGCCAGAAGGTCGAGATACCCTGCTGACGAGACTTGAGAATAATGAGACGAGAATGCTGTAACGAAGCAGCATAGACTTTATGCTGTGCATAGTTCATATTAAACTTAATGCGCATGCCATCTTTGTTTACGATTGTGTAAAGGTTATTCAAGCGCCATAACTTTGATGCTAAGTAGTTTGCGATAAAGTCTTCATCATTCTTAGCTTCTTCTTCAAAGATGCGAGTGTCTACTGTCTTACCATATATCTCAATAAATTGCTCTTTAGTTATGTTTAGTTTCCATGCTGCTATCTTGCCTTCAGGAACAACAGTATGCTCATAGCTCATGACTTGAGACCTCCACGAAAGCTAGACAACAAGCCCTCGCCAGCACCGTTAATAGTGTTGACTTGAATATTAGTAGTTGGTTTGTTAAAGAATGCTTGTTGTATACTAGTTAACGCACTAGTCAAGCTGGCTAAGTCACGAGCGTTAAGCTCTGTATCTTCTGCTAAAACTGCAATGCGACTAACTAGGGTACCTGCTGTGCCTCGCACTTCTTCATCAAGTAACTGCAGGCCATGCACCTTGTCTTTGAAGTTAGCAACAGTCTGTTTGGCTTCAACTGCTGCAGCTACCGCATTTTCGTCGACTATTTGAATTACACCGTCCACTACTTCCATGCGAGGGCCTGTGAGTTCTTCGAGTTCTTCTGCCACGTGGTCTGCTGCTTCGTCAATAATTAGCTGGTCTACATCAAGTAGCTTAATAATTGACTCAGAATCATCTAACTTACTTAGCTCTGTTTTCCACCGTTTTAGCTGTTTCACAGGCACGTCTAGAGAATCGCTAATAGCTTCATATTCGAGCTGCTGACCAAGTTCTTCTGAAGTCTTAACTAAGCTATAGAACTTTAACTTAGGTCTAGCCTCGCTCATGCCGTGCTCTTAGCAAGCAATGCTTCGATTACTACGTGACTAAAAGATTTGCCTGTACGTTTACAATCAGCTTTTATCTTTTCTATCCTAGCTAGCTTTGTTTCTTCTCTTTCAGACACCGAGAAAGTATATATTTTTTGCGCCATAGTTACCTCACTTGATTTTTCTATATTATACATAGCTTTTTCATGAAGTAAAGTCTTTTATTTATTAAGTTTATTATACTAATCTACTATCTATTATATAGCTCATAAACAGAAAGTGCAATAAATATATTAAATATATTAAGTGTTTACTTTTTGTGCAGCATGGTTTAAGATAGAGAAAATTATTATTAGGAGAAGCTATGAGCCCTCAGTCAACTGAAGCTCTGAGCAACGCCAGCACAGAAAGTGCCGCTGCTACAGAGCCAACATTCGAACAGAAAGTGAGTGATGTAGTAAAACAGATGAAACAATCTGATGCAGGAGTCTGGGAACTCCCAGACGATGCTAAAGTTGATGAATCTGTGCGGTACGCAGCAACGTTAGAAAAACGCCGACGTGACACCGAAAGTGCCCTTGGTAAAACGCGTCAGCAGCTGAAAACAGAAGCATCGTTACGCGAGACACTCGAAAAGCGAGCTGCCGAACAAGTACAAATGCAATTAACGCCTGCAGAAGCTGAAGAGCTAGACACTTTGAAATATGATGACCCAGAAGCATGGCGTAAACGTGTAAATGAACTTGAACGGAAGGCAACAGATTCGTTCCAAGAAGAGTTGAGCAACACTCGGTCTACAGTTTCCCAGCAGGCAGAAATCGAACGTCGCACCCAAGTACTAACTGAGTTTAATCAGGCACATTCCGATGCGCCTATAACTGATGAAAAGCTTGTTAACGATATTCCTCCGAGAATTAGTAAGAAACTCGAAGATGGCAAGATTACGTTTGAAGAGTTCTTACAGGAAGCGCACAACTTTTTGGTTAGACCAAAGAAAGTTGCAGGTTCCAAAGCCACTACACAACCTAACTTAGGTAACGTGGGTGGTAACGAGTCACCTACTGATGAAGCGCTTGCGTTACAGAATGTAGATGACTACAAAAATACTGTATTTTAATTAAGGAGTAAATATGCCTACTGGTGTAGTTTCATTAGCCTCCGACCTAGCACGTAAGAAGTGGATGCGTGAGGGCTTGTTGCAAAAAGCATCAACCTCTTTTTGGTCGGCTTACGCTGGCATGACAAAAGATTCTGTCGTGTTCCAGTCAAATAACGAATCCGCTGCTGAGGGTCACACAGTTGTATTTGATTTTGATGGCAACCTTTCTGGTAAAGCTATCAAGGGCAAAAACACTGCTTATGGTAAAGGTGAGCAGAAACGTAAGTTTTCTGACAAAATCACTGTTGAACGTTACCGTTTGGTAGTTGACAATGGCGATAAATTCGATGCTGTAAACATCGGCGACTTGAGTATCTCTCAACATGAAGATTCTCGTGGTAAGTTGGCTGACTTGTTTATTCGCTTTAAAGACCAAGCATTGTTTGATACTGCGCAAGGTTTTAAAGATGCTGTAGCACCTACTCATTCTATCCAGATTGATGCTTCAGTAACCGCGTTGGCTTATACCGACTTGGTTAATATTGAAAAAACTTTACGCACAGGTACTGGTTACATGACTGGTACTTTTGGTTCAATTACCCCAGCTAAACAACGTGCTCCATTGCAGCCTTATCGCTTGGAAGACGGTCGTTCAATCTGGGTTATGGTAATTGACCCATTTACTGCTGCAAATATCAAAGGTAACGTAGCTGCTGGCGGCATTATGGCACTAGCTACTACTGCTGATTTACGTGGTGGCAAAAACCGTGTGTTCCGTGGTTTGTTAGGCCAAATTGGTCAACTAGTATTGGTTGAAGCTGAAGCTTTCTTTGGTCAAACTACTGCTAACACTCTTGATGGTTCTAACATTGAAATTGCTGGCATGCGTCAGTATGATGGTGTTAATGCCGCATGGTCTGGCGAAACTGCTTTCGTCAATCCTACATTCTCTCGTAACCTTATCTTAGGTGCGGGTGCTATGCAGATGGCCTTCGGTAAACAGCCTGACTATAAATTCCAAGAGTCTTCTGATTTTGGTATTAAGTCTGAGTCTGCTGTAGAATTCTGGATGGATTCTAAAAAGACTAACCTGACTGTAGAAAGCGGTACTGACTACGCTGCTGCAGCTCGTGCAGCACTCGACTATGGCGTTATTGCTGTAGACGTTAAATTGGTATAAGGAGGCTAAATTATGAGTGATTTACGTCGTACAGGCCTACTTAACCAGAAACGTGAAGGTAATGCTGGAGTTTTTCCTCTAGTTGAAGCTGACATCATTGTTGCTGCAGTAGCTGCTAACCCAGCTATTCAGCAAATCGCCGTACCTGCAAATACAGCTATCGTAGCTAATTTGCCTGCGCGGTCTGTGATTACTGGCATTCGTACAATTGTTACAACTGCGTCTACAACGGCAGGTGCTAACATTTCTATGAAAGTCGGAGCTACTGTAATTGCTGCTAACGTAGCAGTTGCAACAAGAGGTGTTAAAGTTTCAACACCTCCTGCGAGTTCATATTTCCCAACTGGCGGTCAAATCGCAATTACTCCTGGTACCGTTGCTCCTGCAGCTGGTAACTTGGTATGCGAAGTGGTTGTTGAGTTCATTGAACTTGATAAGCTAGAAGGCGAATATTTAGGCTAAACTTGGGAAGCCCTCTTCGGAGGGCTTTCTTTATTTCAGGAGCAATAGCATGCCATTACGGTTACAAGAGATACTAGTTCGTGCCCGCGATACACTGTCAGACCCTAACGCAGAACGTTGGACTGATGCACGACTCGTTCGCTTAGCTGATGATGCACAACGCGCTATTGCTGTTTTTGCAGGACTACTTAGAGCTCGAGCAGCTATTCCATTAGTTACATCACAAGTTGAATATACGTTACCAGTAGACGCACATCAAATTACGCGTGTGCTTAACGAATTTAAACAGTCAGTGACTTTAATGTCGCACGACCAAGCAGATGCAGTTTTTGGTATTAACTGGGAGCAACAACTAGGTAGTCCTGTAAAGGCAGTCATTTATGACAAACTAAATGGCGGTACTTTTCGAGTGTATCCTGTACCCGCTGAAGTAGCAGTGCAACAAGTTGGTACACCGCCAAATCAAGTATACGGCTTGGTATCTAGCGGTGTTATACAAGCACAAAGCTTTAGTAGTCCTTTTGGTATAGCTACAGGTTTTGAAGTGACGGCGGTCACTGAACTAACAGTATACTATTTAGGCAACCCTACTGCTTTAGTTGCATCAACTGATTTGTTGCAGTTTAATCAAGTATTTGATAGGGCTATTAAGTTTTATATAACTGGCATGGCGCTACGTGATGACAAAGATGTACAAAACCGTCAGATTGGTAACGAAGAACTCGGCTTCTTTCAAACAGAATTACGTAGAGCTATGAGTGATGGCATGCTAGATTCGACAGCAGCAGGTACTAACTATGATGTTTCTTACGAGAAGGTGATTTAATGGCGATTTCAGTTCAAAAGCAACTAGCAGGTGTAGAAGACCTTCTTCTAGGTCAAGGTCAAGTTAACCAAGACCGTGGTGGTACGGGCTACCCAATTAGCAAGCTAAATTCAGGTAATATCCCTTATTCAGGTGACCAAGCGACTAACGACTTCGTTTCCTTATTAGAAAAGATTATGCCTCGCGGCACGCTACCTTTGCCTGTTACAGGTGGCATAGTAACACTTACAGCTGCCCAGTTTAGCAACACTGCTTTTGATTTAACTGGCGTATTAACTGCTAATCTCACTTTAGTTATCCCTGATGGTTTAGCTCAAATGTTTATCATAGACAACGCAACCACAGGTGCGTTTACTGTAACAGTGAAACATGCAGCTACTGCAGGTATTGTCGTGCCTCAAGCTACTCGAGAGATTGTATATACTACAGGTCTTATTGTTGAGTCTTTAGCTGCGTCTAGCAGTCCTACTGCTACACAAGTAGCGTTTACACCTGATGTTAACATCACATCATTAGACGTGCAAGCTGCTATTGCTCAAGTATATGCTTTAGCAGTCAAAGCAACAGAAAAGAATGTAGCTAACGGAGTAGCTACAACCAACGCTCAAAACGAGTTAGTTCAGATGATAGCAGGCGCTGCTGCACAAGTAGCTGCAGGTAGCCCTACTAACGTCGTACGCGCTGATGGTACATGGGGTGTGGCTGGCGAGGCTAATCTAGCAATTGCAACTTTATTGCAAGCACAAGCAGGCACTGACAATACAACTAATATGACACCGTTACGTGTCAACGACGCAATTAAAGTGTTAGCGCAGCCTCACTTAACTAATAACATTAGTTTCTTATCAAAAAGTCCTGGTAACGTGTTTTCTATTCTTATGGATGGTAAGCTTTATAATGCTCATGCTAAGGCAGGTACGTGGGGGCATCCAACAGGACGTACCACAGACACAGGCTATGCGCTTAAGTTCGGTGTACAAGATGCCTTAATACGTGTTCCGTTCAAGGACGAGACAGGCAAGATAATTCAAACAGGTAATACAGGCATTCATTGTTTTGCTTTATTCGCCAACGGTAACTTATATACGTGGGGGAGCAACAAATTTGGTGCACTTGGTCTTGGCGACACGGTTGCCCACTGGTACCCAACTTTATCCGCTACAGGGGTTACCGAAGTGTTTGACCCGCAGCACTATGGCATGTACTGGCAATACATTCGCTACTTTATTAAGAAAACAGATGGCACGATATGGGGCGCAGGCCATAATGGATATGGCGCGTTGGGTGATGGCACAACCGTAAACAAGAGTACATGGACTCAAATAACATCCCTCGGCACAAACACGACTAAGCTCTTTAACATGGGTGGCTACGTCGGCTGTACCTTTGCGCTCAAGGCGGATGGGACAATCTGGGCATGTGGCTATAATGGATATGGCACGTTAGGCGATGGTACAGTAACTGTTAGGTTGTCATTCGTGGATGTGACTACGGCATG